AGCTTTGTTTCTTAGGTTTGATTTCTACAATTTCAGCATGTTTTTGCCCAAACTTGTTTTCGTACATTATAAAAAAGTCAGGGACATAAATTGTCTGTTTACCGGTAAGTGGATTGCGATAGGGTATTCTAATTGATTCACTTGCCCATTTAATGACACTGTTATTATTGTCACAAAACATCATAAATGTCAGTTCCCATCCTGATCTATATTTTGGTTTTTTATTACCAACATATTTGTCAGGATTTTTTACTTCGTAAATTCCTTGGGCCCATTTAGACATTTTATATCACAATGTTGCGTTGAATATTTTGATTAGGAATAGGTAGATTTGCAACACCATATAGTGTTGTCTTTGATTTTAAGCTGTTGAGATAATATGCCATTGTAGCAGTTAATTGTAGTCCTCGCTTACCTTGTACAAACTCCAATAATGTCATTATAGGTTCGCCTGTATAAGCAGAAATTCTAAACAATATTGCCGTAAAATTCTTTGCTGTATTTTCGCTTTGACAAACATTTTTAAAATAACTATAAACAACATCAAATTCTGTTGCATTTATGGTTACATCTGCAGAATAAAATCTATCAAAAACTTTGACAGTGTTATCAAGTTGACTGGTTAAATCATTTGTAGGCATAGTTATCTATTAAATGAAGGGAAGCTGAATAATGTATTTCTATTTGGTGTACCCTGTACAGAATTGATAGCACCGGTTTTAAATTCGCTTGTTGCTAATCTACCTAAGTCAGCACCTTTAAAGGTATTATATGCTCTACCTGCACTTAGTATTGATCCTAAATAATCTCCGCCGCCTAGTCCACCTAATACACCGCCTGCAGCATCAACTAATCCACCTTGACCTAATATTGTTTGATTAGCACCAGGTCTTGCTATAGGACTTAGCACCGTATCATATAGGTCCATACCAAAATCACCAACAACAGGTTTAGCATTAGGTGATGTGCCATTGCTCATAATTGCTCTACCATCAACAGCACCTTCAAAGTAATTAACACCCTCATATGCGATTCCCATAGTATGTTCCATAGTACCATTACCAGAAGAATAATCATATGTATCATGCTTAAATGAAGTTATCATTGGATTTACAAGTCTATATTGTACAAAATTATGTTGATTAAATCCATACACATTAATAGCTTTAAAGAAAGGAGCTTTACTTACTCCTAGTGTATTTGCTAATGCAGTTAACTGATCTTTTGTGCTTTGTCCAATATAACCCCATTCATCTTCCCCATAAATTGAGTTGTCATATGTGTTTCTTCTGTTATAATCAAATACATTGCTACTAGTAGCAAATTGATTTACAAAATTTGGGGTAAGTGTATCATTAGGAGTCACACCCAATGTTTGAGCTGCGTTTTGAGTTGAATCTTTATAGTAGTATGTAAAATATGCATACCATAAATTACGAATTAAGTTAGCGTTATCGTCATGAAATGTAACACTAATATCATCATACTTAACTTTAGTTTGAACAATACGTTTTCTATTATATTGATTCAATGTAGTCGTATCAAACGTGTAAGTGGGTAATTGAATAGTTTTTACTGCAAGTCCAAAGTGTGTATTAGTTCCCTGAGGAAAAAATCTAGTAATACCTACTAATTCAGTATTAATTTCAAATGTTACATGAAATAGAAATTTAAACTTTGGGCTATAAGAATAGCTATCACTACGAAAAACCCTACTTGCATGTTGGAAATCTCGGAGATATTCTGTTCCAAATAAACCACCTAGAACACCTTCTCCGAGATTCTCACCTAATAGGTTGTCGATGAATCCTGCCATCTAGTAATTAAGTACCAATACCTGTGATAGTTGTACCACCTAATGCACGACCAACTGAAACACCAATACCAGAACCAAGAGGACTTTGAATTGCGTTATCAAATCGTATTGATAGTGCTATTGTAGCTGGTTCATTTGAACCGTAATTTAATGTATTATAGTTAGCAGCTTGTATGAAACAACCATACATTTCCCATGTTTCTAAAACAGTTGGTGTAGCTGTGCCATTACCACCGTCTAGAACTTCATAGTTAATCTGAAACTTATAATCTTGACCTGTTGCTGCACTGGCTTGTTCAACAAAATCCATTTGCTTTTGAATTTGTTGACCAACTAATCTCGCAACACTGCCAGTGGCATCGTCACGTAAATTAATTGTGGTCATTTGCCACTCATGCTTTCCTGCCAAATACAGTTTAGAGTTATAGATATCTATTGGGATCTCTGAAAAACTTACTTGAGGTCTTGCTACATCTATAACCTGTCTGGTTAATTCTTGAGTAGAACCGCCCACACCAAAGTTTAAAAATAGTACTCTAAATCTGTATTGTAATTTTGGCATCAACAGTGCTGCTGTGCTGGGCGTGTTGTCTTGCCCTACAGACATATTGAACAATGATTGTGATGCTGTTGCCATTTGTGTATCTCCTTAATATATTTATCTTAAAAAATGCTCAAGTTTAACCGAATATCGCTGAACCTCGTTCTGCTATTTCACCTGTATTCATGATTCTAACAGGTATGTAAATAAACTCAGCTGCCTTAACAGGTTCAATTGCGATATCAATCCATAATTGATTTGCATCTATTCGTGCAGGAGTATTATTTGTACCATCACAAACAACCAAGTAGTCGTATATACCACGCTTTGCAACTAAATCTACAAATAGTGTTTGAACAACGCTTGTTATCTGACTTCTTGTTAATGCGTCATTTGGTTCAAATACGAAAGGACGAGCTAACACTGTTAACTTCTCACGAATATAGTTTACAAGTCTAGCAACGTTGATTCTATCAAGTGCAGACTGACTGTCGAATGAGTTTTTGTTACCGTAATTTAATAATCCAACACTTGTAAAGAATGCTAATGGATTAATAAAGTTGCTGTATAAAACATCACGTATTCCTACACGATTTTTGATAACTTGGAATTCACCAGTTTGTGCATCAACATAACCAATACTTGTAGCGTTGTCAATTGTACCGCGACGTGTACCAGCTGGCGCTAACCAAGGATAAGCAATTGTATCGTTACGTAAGAATGTTCTTAACATCATATGACTTGGTGGAACAGCTACTGGTGTGCCAGTTAAGTCTGTACTTAATCCACTTGGATAGAACAATCCTAAGTAGGTATCACGTGTAACACATCCATCTTCACCTGTACTTGCTGCACCTGCAGTATTTTTAGCCCAAGCTTCAATATCAGTTGCTTGATCACTTAGCCTCATTGGTGTATCACCAAGAATGTAAGCAGTATTACCACGCTCATTATTAAGTGCTACCATTTGTGGTTGTAACTCAGGATAGTTTGGACAAGCCATTAAGTTAAAGAAGTTATCTTCTTCACGTATTGTTTGATTAGTTGCGATAGAAGCATTCAATGCTTGCACTACCATTGCTCTTTGTGCTTTTCTACCCATATATGGACTACCATCATTTTGTAATCCACTTGTTGATACCCATGCATTCTTAACTACAGGGAGAGTCACATCCCCAAATGTTTGACCATTAAAGTAATTTGATCTAAATTGTTTTACATTGTATCCAGAACGGCGTGTATTGAATAACAACATTCCTTGCGGATATAAACTTGGATTAGGGGCATCTAAATCAAGGTAGTTACTTGTAAGTAAACTAACAATAGTTGGAATCGGATCGCTAACAGGATCAGTTGTTCCATTGCCTGCCCAACGTGCGTCAGCAAACACAATACCATCCCCTGAAGTTTGATCTGTATTATCGATTAGTATCCATTGATCAATACCATCACTATTCTGCCAACGACTTATGAGAGGGTAGTTTTCTAAATCACTACTATCTAACCATAAATCACCGTAAACTAATGCAGTCCCATCGGTTTGTGTGGTAGGTGCTGTGGCACTAATTATTGGTCCATTTGGATCAGTAGCATTTGTACCTGTTGTAATTGGATTACCTGAAGAATCATAATTTACATTCTTATAGCCCTTCCAAGCACCAGCTTGTTGAATCATGATGTCTACTTGATCTATAGAACTATAGAACCAATTCGTATTGTTAACTGGATTAGTAAATGGTGCTCCCTCGTTAGCTGTATATTCGATTAATTGCCAATTAGAAATTTCATTTACATACCATTGTGCTCCTGTACCTGAAACATAAGCCACTGAAGTTACTGCTCCTGAATCAACGGATAATACTTCAACTACGCAGTTATTGTCAGGAAATAAACCACCTAAGACATCACCCGCAAATGTTATTTGGTCTCCAATGTTGTATCCAGAACCACCTGCTACAATAGCTTCTGGTATATAACGTGGACCTATTTTTTGAATAGTAACTTGTACTCCAGTACCTACTCCAGTGGTAGAATATTGAGGTGCGCCCACCTCATTTACAACATCATATGCTACAGGTGCAATTGCTGAATTTACTTCATATGATAAGCCAGCAGCGGTTAATGTAATTCCGTCACTATCAAGTAAGTTTATTGTTCCACCTAATTTATGACTTAATTGAATTTTATTATCTGTAGTGACAACTGCAGTTGTATTTGGAATATTAGCAGACTGCCAAGCAGTAACAAATTGAGCGGCTCCAACGGTACCTGCCGCAGGAAGCACTACTATATAGGAAGCATTAACATCAGATAATTGAACGAATATGACTGCACTATTATTTAATGATGGATTTTGAACTGTGCCTGTCACAACAGTTGGTCCAGTACTTATTCTTTCATAGAAATAAATGTTTTGATAATAATTATAATTTAATATTTGGAAAGATCCAATAACGGTACCTGCCGGTATTAGTTGTCCACCTGTTCTGTCTAGTGAAGTTGTTGCATCTGTGAGATTACGAAAAACACTTACTGGTTTTTGAACAAAAGCATTGGAGGTAGTGTTAAACTGGTTCATCACAATATTCATTCCGTTTCCTGTGATTGAAGTTTTTAACCATACGCTACCTGTAGGATGAGGGGCTACTTGTCCTGATGTCCATAATGGCATTTGTGATGATGTTCCAGCATAAAACTCAGGAGGATAATAATTATAATTTGATAGAATACCCATATCATCTAAAACTGTATCTCCTGAAGCTAGTGTTATATATGGTGTTGATCCTACAGTATCAGAAATGTTAGGAGCAAAGTAAATATTTAATCTTCCGTCTGTAATGTCAGCAGTTAGTTCGGGTAAACCTAAATTATTAATCGTTGCTTTGACTCCTTCTACATTATTATTAGGAGCAGCTGGAACAGCAATAGTAATTGTATAAGATAAGCCACCTGTTCTGGAAATTGTAAAAGTATTACCTGCATTTAAAACTGGATTAGACACTGTGCCTATTATTGCAGGAACAGTTGATGACCATTCAGGTAACCCTAATTTTACCCAAGTATTATAACTATTTTTATAAAAAAATCTAGACTGTACATAAGGGTCTACATCGGAAAAATCTATAGCATTAACAGCATAACTTCCAATGTTTCCTAAACTTTGTAAAGGATATCCTCCAAGCAAATCACTTGAATTCACAATAACTAAAGGAGTTTGTTGAGTGAATTTGCCAGTAGATTTATTAAACTCGTAGATACCCCATGATGATGTAGTAGTGTCAAGCCAATAAGTCCCGTCTGTTGGATTGCCCCTAGGACGTGTTAGGGTACCTACTAAACTCGCTAAATCGATGTCAGCACGTAGTACCCAGATTCCATTGGTTACACCTAATGTAGAATAAGCTGCAAGAAGTCCATATTCATTAAGTTCGTAACCCTGTATTGGAGTACCATTTGTTGTCTTGTAAAAGAATGGGTTTCCATAGAGTGAAACTAAATCACGTTGACTTGTTACTTTGTAAACCTTATTAGCGTTAGCAGCAGTAGTACCTGGGGCTACTGAAGTACCTGCAGCATTCGATTTGTTCTGTGCGGTAGCTAAAAGCACAAATGGAACTGAATTAGTTTGGGCTGGTGCGTAGTTACTTTCGTCAATAATTGTTACTTCTACGCCTGGTGATGTTAGAGCCATTTTATATTTCCTTATATGTTATGATTTTGAGGGTTAACTCCCTAGTATAATTATATTTATTAATAATTTGAGAAAATGCGGTTCTATAAACTCTTCGGGAAGAGTTGTACTAAATATTGATATGAAAAGACCAATCTGTAAGGTTTGTAATAAAAATCCATGTGCAGCTAACTACTATAGGGACGGGGTCAGACACTATAGAAGCAAGTGTGAGGAGTGTAGGCGAAAAAACAAGAAACTGGTCCCACAGCAACCTAAATGGAAACTAGCAGGATACAAGAAAAAATCCACATGTGATATATGCGGATTCAAAAAGCAATATGAAAGCCAACTCCTAGTCTTTCATATTGACGGTAATCTTAACAATGTTGATTTGTTTAATCTACGGACAGTATGTTTAAATTGTGTCGAAATTGTAAAGCGTAGAGAAACAATTTGGAAACGTGGAGACTTAGAGGTCGATTAATCTAACTGTAGCATATGTTTGACGCAACTGAATAAGTCATCTATCGTGCTATCATTGTGAATTTCATGATCAAATTTTAATCCTACACTACTGTATTCACTTGGGTGTATTCCTAATTTACCTAATCTGTCTTTAGATAATGACCATCCTATATGTTTAGGTCCCTTATTAACCGAAACAGCGTCATCATACCAATCAGGTTTAGGGCCACGATGCACTCTTATCGTTATTCCACCTAATCTTTGTATAGCATCAAGCTCGTTTGGAAAACGTGTATCTGTAATTACCACATCATCTTTTGTTTGTCGTAGTTTATTTTCAAGACTAGCTACCCATATTTCATCATGAAAACTCTGACGACCTACTTCTGTTCCCCATTGCTGAAGAATATATCTAGGGGTAAGGTCTTTGATACCCAATCTTTCACTCCACCATGGATCAACTTGTTCACGCCATTCTCTTGAATATTTTGTAGTTCCCTCAAGTAATTCACGTTCCCAACTAAAAATATGAGCCACTGCGTCCTTTAGACTTCCGGCCCAACTTTCTTTTTTAAAACCATGTTCTGTAATAAGGTAGTCGGCAATAGTATCTTTGCCTGATCCTATAAATCCAGTAACGCTGACTAGCATTTTTTCTCCTTGTAACATGACTATTATATTACAAAAAAGAACAGATTCATAAAGTAAAGGTTAACCTTGTACCCAAGTTAGTGGTTGACTGTAATCAACATATCTACGTAAATCTTCAATAAGTTGATCTTGTGCTGCTTTTGCTTCTGCTTTTAGTGCTGTACCGTTTAATGTTGTTCCACCTGCTGGACCAGCTATACTAGCAAACTTTTCACGTGCTTCACCTAATATACTCTTTAACTGCGCAAGTGTCCAGTCACCAATCCAAACTCCAGCTCCTGGGTCTTGCAGTAGTTCTAGTTCTGGTCGTTGAATATCAGCCCAAATTAGTACTTTTTCCCCTGAACCCTTAGGGTCACGCACAATACGCAATTCTTTAGTTACAGGATTAAATGTGAAAATAACATATCCACCAAACATACGTGCTGCTAATTCAATGTAACCAGCATAGAAATCATATGTTGCAAGTCCACCAGCATAGTTGTAATTTAGAAGATAGGTGTTAAGAATTGCACTACTGAATGGATCAAAGCTACTCGCTGATGGACCTGTTTCTAAGCCAACAGTTCTGCGGAATAATTGTCTTACATTAATGAATTCGTCAGGTAATGTATAAACGTTCTGATTTTTATGTATTTCGAATAACGTATAGGACTCTATAGTTGCGTTCTGTGCACGTTGACGATATACTCGTATAGCATATCTATATGCAGCCTCATAGTGTTCAGGATCAAGTTCTACATCAACTATTCCGTCACCCAAACGATATCTTAGGTCACGAAAAAGATTGTCTTTTAGTTCTTGTAAATTGTAAGATGAAGCCATAAAAATTCTCCAGATATTGTATTTATCTGGAGAAGGTCTTAATTATAAATCACCGTCTTTACGATTCTCGCTGTGATATGGATCAAAGCTTCCACCTGGATATCGTGCTTCAAGCTTCTTAACATTCTCTGCAATGACTTCGTTGGGGTCCAAATGTAGCGCCCTACATGCATTGACCCAGTACCACATAACATCACCCAACTCACGCTTCATATGGAAAATACTTTCCTCATTTAGGGGTTTGCCCTGAAATAATATCTTCTTTGGAATCTCACAAAATTCGCCTGTTTCTGCTGCAAGTCCAATAACAGCAGTCATTAACAAACTAATGTTTACAGTATTACTATTGCGTAATTCTTCTATCCTGCGTTGTAAATGATCGTAAGTATTACTTTCTTTACTAGTTACTGCCTCTACAAATTCTTGGTACTTGTTTAAATCAATATTCATTGTTAATCTCTCCAAATAGGTAATTAGTTTTTGTAATACAAATCAACACGCCTGTTTTGACTCCAAGCTTCTTCATTTGATCCTAGTGCTTTGGGCTTTTCTGAACCGTAAGAATACGCTTCTATTTGGCTATCAGTAGCTCCATATCTCATTAACTCAACTCTAACCGCATTCGCTCGTCTTTGTCCCAATGCTAAATTGTATTCTTTACCGCCACGCTCATCAGTGTGACCTTCAATAAAAACAAATTCATTAGGATTCTTAGCAAGAAATTCTCCATGCTTTTTCAAAACACTTTGGTATTTTTCTTGAACAATATATTCGTCTAGGTCAAAATATACTGAATTACTTTCAAACAATTTATTAGGATCCTTTCTATCTTTTACTGGTATTTTTACTATTTCTATCACTGCCTCTTCTATCTTATTTGTTGAGGCGTTACTAGTTTTGTTAGTTCTACTTTCAACAACAGGAAGTTCTTTTGTAGTTTTATCTGTAGTTTTATCTGTAATAGTACTAGTAGAACAAGCACCAAGTAAAAGTAGTATCAAAAAATGCTTCATTCGTCATCTTCTCCAAATAGGTATATTGCCATCTTACGCTCTGTTGTTTCTGGATCTTTCATTGCACATTCAAAGCAAATTTCTTCATCTTTAGGACCATATGGTCTGCATTCTGCAATAACACCACACATTTGGCATGCTTGAGGTGTTTCTTCTTGTATAAATCCTCGCCCACTCATGTTTACTCCTTTGGTATATTATACTCTCTACCGTATTGCGAATAGTGTCCTATAGCATCAGGTGATGGGTATTTTACATTGCTTTCTACAGGCAAACCAAAACGCTTGCGAATGTTGCGCATGTCAGCTTGTGATCCACAACATGCTGCACATTCATTAATAATCAACTCGGCGAACTTCTCTGAATAATAGTCAACCCATTTATTGATATCTTTTTCAAAGTAGTCAGTGTCCAAATTGGTTGTGATCCCAGCCTGTTCAGCCAGTTCTTTAATTCGTTCGTTCACGATTCAACTCCGAAATGTTGTTTGATATTATCGTGACAATGCATACGACCAGTATTGTAATCTTTATTGCCAACAGAGGTTAAACACATTGCCAAGCAGTCTCGTATAATCAATTCGGCAAATTTTTCAGCAAAAATCATTGTCAGTTTCATTTCACCAAATTCCCCGCCAAATACTTGTTCACAGGACTGTTTGGCAAGTTCTCTAATTCGTTCGTTCATAATTAACCTTAAAAATAACCATGTTTAGATAAATACTATAACACAAACAGGTGTTTGTGTCAACAAAAATGTCCTTCGCGGTTCTCCCAAACCCAAGGACTCTAACATTGAAAAGGAATGTCAGCATGACTATTTACTTGTATATAAAAGTACACACTAAAACTGGATTAAAATACTTCGGCAAAACAACAAAGAATGTAAATCGGTATCATGGTTCGGGAAAATATTGGCAACGACATATTAAACAACATGGATCAGAACATATTAAAACTTTGAAGATTTGGGAATTCCAATCATTGTCTGAATGTACTTCATTTGCGCTTAAATTTTCTAAAGATAATAACATAGTTAATTCAACCCGGTGGGCTAATCTAAGAGAAGAAAACGGAAACGACGGAGCTCCTGTTGGTCATGCTGGATGCGTTGGTTCAAAAAACGGACATTTTGGAAAGCAACTCAATAAAGGAAAAAAGCACAGCGAGGAAAGTAAAAAATTGACCAGTGAGAAATTAACCGGAAGAGTATTCACTGAAGAATGGCGCAAAAAAATTAGTGAATCAAAATTAGGAAAAACTTTAACTGAAGAACATAAAGCCAAAATGAGAGGACCAAAAGGTCCCCTCAAAGTTAAACGAATTAGTCCTAAGAGAGGACCCTCACCCATGAAAGGAAAGTTTAAACATAGTGAAGAATCTTTAGCAAAGATGAGGGGACCTCGCAAATCAAAAGCACCGAAGGATTAGCATATTGTCATTAAAGCGACCATTAGGTGCAGTTGCAGTTGCTTTGATACCCTCAAAATACTTACGGGCTGCAGGCTTACTACCCATAATTTCTTTGAGTTGTTCACCTGGCTTACGCAATGTTTTGATTTCACTCTTGCCTGTATCAAAGCCAAGTATCGTGTTGCCTTTGATTGTAAATGTCTGACTATACTGGTCTGCAACATAGTGATGCAGTTTGCGCTTTGCAGTATCATAAACCCACGCTTCACTTGCACCATGCAGTTTAGTTGGATGCACACTTACTAAATCAAGTTTTGCAGCAGGGTCTTTAAACTCTTTTAGATACTTGAGTTTTGCTACAATCTTCTCAACTGGCACAGGCTTACGCTTACGTGGAGTCTTGTTTGCTTTCTTGATACTGATATAACTATTGAGGTCACTAATAACTTGTTCAATAGCCTTAATCATGTTTTTGACTTGTACTTTACCGAACTGGCTGTAACCCTCAACAAGTTGTGGGTCTTTACCCTCTTGCACTTCGTACCATTCGTTAAGTTCTTTCTTCCAAACGTCAAGTATGATGGGAATATGTTGTGGCAGAATGTTATACTTTGCAAGAATATCAATAGGTTTACCTGGCAAATTGCCTTTCATTCCAGCTTCAATAAACTCATCAAACAGTCCAATGATTTCACCTGTCGCCTCACGTGCTTTTTCACGCATGATTTCTTGAACGTTGGGGCGATTAACTTCTGGCTTTTCTTCTACCTCTACTTCCTGTGGGGTAAGATTACTTTTGAACACAGTTTCAGGCTTGTGTACGCAAGTCATGAGGCGAGTTAGTTCATTTTGCAAACTTAATTCTTCATGCTCATTAAGTTGCAGTCCGCGCAATGTCATTCGTGCTAACCAACCGTAAGTGGTAAGAATTTCACTTTCGGGTGCTTTAGCCAAAATCTTTGCATCTGCCTTACGATCATTAAGTTCTAAATATTGAATCATAAGATCCTTAGCGTCCTTACGCACATAGAATCTAGTATACCAACTAAATGCTCTAGCCAATGCACTATTGCGAAATTCTGGCTCAGGCTGAATTGCGAAAAACGGCTCGTCACCTGTGTATTTTGTGTCCCCGTCCTTAGGATTAAGGGCTTTAATCATTGCATGATCTGAGTTTTTTGACTTGCGGGACATACTACACTCCTATTATTAATGAACTGCTATTATAGCATAGTCAGGTATTTATTGTCAACCTTTGGGAAAGTTGTCATTATAGTAACGGATCTGTGACTAAATACATTATAAACGGAATAACAAATGCCTAGATTATCACTATACCGTCCCGAAAAAACTCAAGACTACAAGTTTTTGGATAGAACTATTAACGAAATGTTTACTGTAGGTGGCACAGACCTATACATTCACAAGTATTTAGGACCTGCGGATCAAGGACCAAGCAACGATTTTACCCAACCACAATACAATAATTTAGACCCATTAAACATTCAGGATTTGTTATTTTTAGAGAACCGTGATAGAAAATACGCCCCGGATATTTACAGAATACGTGGGCACTATAATGTACAAAATCTTGACTTTGACCTAAGTCAGTTTGGTCTATTTTTAAACAATGACATTATATTCATAACTGTACACTATAATACCATGATTGATTTGGTAGGGCGTAAGTTAATGGTTGGTGATGTATTGGAACTTCCCCATTTAACAGATTATCATCCTCTAAATGAAACAATTCCAATAGGATTACGTAGATATTATCAAATAACCGATGCCAACTATGCTAGCGAAGGATTTAGTCAAACTTGGTATCCGCACTTATGGCGTATTAAGTGTGAGCCATTGGTAGATAGTCAAGAATTTAGCGATATTTTAGAGCAACCCATTAACAAAGAAAATTATTTAGGTGATTGGGATAAGACAAAAACATATGTACCTGGTTACGTAGTGACATATGGTGACACCAATTGGACCCCAACACAAGAAGTTCCTGCAGGTATACCCTGTCAAGGTGTAGCATGGTCTCAAACAAAAGAATATCCAACTGGTACAACTGTTACATTAGATGGTAAAACTTATGTAACTAAACAATTAACTCCTGCAGGAACTCCTGTGACAAATACTAATTACTATGAACTTTATTGGGAACGTGACGTTGCAGATAATCTAAAAGATATCATCAGCCGATACAATAAAAATATACAAATCAACGATGCAGCAATTGCAGAGGCACAACGTATTGTACCTAAAACAGGTTACGATAGAAGTCAGCTTTATATATTACCAACTGAAGCCGATCAACCAGCACCGCCTGTAAGTTTAATAATTAGAAACGGTGATCCTGAACTTGCATTAGGTTCACTTGAAATTGTACAACCGGCAGGCTTTACACCTAGTCCTATCATACGTATCAGTGCTGCAGCCTTAGCATCATTACAAGAACAAACAGGTGCCGACGATGCGATTACCGCATTTATACAAATGAGTTTAGAATTAGCAGAGATAGCACCTGAAATGACTGACACTGGATCTGGACCAGTAGAACCTGATATTGTTCTTGCTGTAAAGGCATTTGGTCCTGTAACAGTACCGTTTGGTACTAGTGATAATACATATGCTTTTGCTGATGCAGACCCAGAACAGCCTGGCTTTGACACAACGCAATTAACACCTGACATGGACTTCCGTGCAGACTGTGATCCAAGATTCAGATTTATTGTTCGCTCAAGCCCAACTGGATTTGGTTACTTAGATGGTTATCTAGTTGGAACAGGTGAAGCTCCAAACGGGGAACCAGTAACATCAGCAATTGATTTTCCTCCGAACCCAACAGTTGGTCAGTATGTGTTAAGAATAGATTATTTACCACAACAATTGTTCCGTTATGATGGAGCAATTTGGGTAAGAATAAGTGAAAATGTACGTACTGGCGTAGCATTTGAAACAGGTGATGAATCGTTACTTGCATCGTTCATAAATAACAGCAACGTAACAGCTACCACAAGCGGCACTGTACCACAACAACAACCTCTTTCTAGTATACTTACAATCACACCTGATTAAGGATTTAAATGGCACAATATTTTTACGACAATCAAATAAGACGTTTTCTAATTCAGTTTGCTAGAATTTTTAGTAACTGGTATGTTACTAAGGGTAAAGATCCTGCCGGTAATGACATTTTAATTAGAGTTCCTATTCAATATGGCGATCAAAGTAGACAAGCATCCACTGTAATTGCTAATAATAGTCCTAGTAGCATGCCTAGTGCACCTATGATAACGTATTACATATCTGGATTAGAATACGATCAAACACGTACTCAAAGTCCTTACTTTGTAGATAAAACAAGTGTACGTAGAAGAACATTCAATGAAGAAACACAAACATTTGAACAGACGCAAGGGGATGCGTTTAGTGTAGAACGATTAATGCCTGTTCCCTATACATTGCGTATCACTGTTGATTTTTGGACAACAAACTATAATCAAAAGTTAGAGTTATTAGAACAATTAGGTGTATTGTTTAATCCTAGTATGGAAATACAAAGCACAGATAACTTTATTGATTGGACAAGTTTAAGTGTTGTGTATCAAGACAGACTTACATTCAGTAGTAGAACTCTTCCTGTTGGATCTGGTAACCCTATTGACATAATGACTTGGACTTTTTATATGCCTATATGGATTAGTTCAAGTGCAAAAGTTAAAAAGCTTGGTGTTATATACAAAATTATCGCAAGTATATTCCAAGGAAATGCAATTACTGATATGCAAGATGATGATTTATTGTTAGGTACTAGACAAAAAATCACACCATATGGCTACAAGTTATTGTTATTGGGTAATAGTTTACAAATATTACCTGATGGTACACCGTTCTATCCCAATAATGAAAGCATGGATCTACCAACTAATCCAAATACAAATATATACTGGAAAGCATTCTTAAATGTATATGGAACTGTACGTCCTGGTATCAGTCAAATTTGGCTAGAGAATCCTTATATGGATACAGAAATTGTTGGTACGATTGCATTTAATCCAACTGATGATAGATTATTAATTTTTAATATTGACCCTGACACATTGCCACAAAATACATTAGGGGCAGTTGATAGTGTTATCAACCCACACGTAAAATCGCCGGGTAATGGACTACCTAATGCTGCACCTGGTCAAAGATACTTAATTGTTGAAGATATTGGCAGCAACATACCACTAAGTGCTACGGAAGGTTGGGGACCACTGGTTGCACATGCTAATGATATCATAGAATATGATGGTGTTATTGGAGAATGGTTCGTAAGTTTTGACAGCACACTGTTAACTGATGTTCAATACGTTACTAATTTAACTTCAGGTTTACAGTACAGATTTGTTAATAACGCATGGATGAAGTCATGGGAAGGTTGGTATGCTGCTGGAGATTTTAGCGTAGTAATTTAAATCTGATAAATTACTATATGAGCAAATCAAATACAAGTGCAGGTGTTTTTTTCTACTCAATAGCTACGAATAGATTTTTGTTCTTGTTACGAAATGAAGATTCTTCTTTTTGGGGTATACCAGGCGGTAAACTAGAAAAGAACGAAACTATATTTGAAGGCTTAGCACGTGAATGTCAAGAAGAAATTCAATACTTCCCTACAAATGCTAAATTAATTCCTATACAAAAATTTGTTAACAACACATTCACTTATCATACATTTTTTTGTCCTATAGAAAACGAATTTATCCCAGTTCTTAATGAAGAACACATCGGGTATTGTTGGGTGGATGTACACAATTATCCTAAACCTCTACACCCAGGACTATTTAATACTGTAAACTTTGATGTTGTTAAAGATAAGTTAGAACAATTAACGAAGGTTAAAGAGTAATATTTCAGGTTCTTCTTCTGGGTTAGTAATTATTAGTTCACTTTCATTTTCAAAACTAAATCCTGATCCTGTATAACCTTCAATACCATTAATATCAGCACTACCTGTAATTATATAAAGATAGTATCTGCGAGTAGTATCTAATTGTACGGTGTAGTCTTTAGTAAAAATCCCTGCATATAATTTTGCATAACTTTGTATGACAACAGGACCTTCACTACTTGCAATAGGACAGAAATTATCTAATTTTTCTTCACGATCAAATACCCACACATCATATTTGGGAGGAAAGTTGTGTCTTGCTGCTCTCATCCATAATTGTAGATAGTGTATAGGTTCATCACTTAAGTTACCCTCACAATGCCAAATACCTGTACCTGAACTCATTCGTTGCACACCGCCGCTTGGGACTTCGACTTTGTTCATCAAGTTATCATTGTGAAAGCAAGGTCCTTTTACTACGTAGCCTATGATCTCCATGTCATTGTGTTGATGAATTGGAGTAAAACTTTTTGGTTGAACACGGTCGTCATTAATAACTTCTAAGTCACTAAAGTTAGTGTATTTAGGATCGTTGTATGTATTGTTGCTAAAGGTACGATAAGAATCAATCCAACCAAAATTGAAATGTCCTCTTGTTTCGGGTAGTCTATGTTTAATCATAGAAGTATTTAATGGAAAAGCGGCTTGCGCCGCTTTTTTGTTTAGTTAAAAATTGATTAGCAAGCGTAATCAAAATCAACTGTGATAAGACCAGTAGCTGGATCTGGAGTATTAGTTTTTGCATCAAATGATGCCAAATACTTAGTTCCTGCATTTTCATCTGTACCATTGTCAGTAAAGTCTAATGCAAATTTGTTAGTTACAGTAGATGCATATACATCTGTTTCAGGAGCATCTTTATCTATATCTAATGTCATTTGATTTTTAGTTAAATTAGCTTGAGCATCATTAACTAAAGTACAAACACCAACAGCATAGACACTACCAGTTGTACCTAATCCTAATCCATCTGCTGTAGCTGTAAATACTTTACCTACTGCTGCGTCTGGACCTGCACCTAATGCTGCCCAGTCAGTGTCTCCTACACTTTGAATACGATATGTACCGCCTGTAGCAATATATTCATCTTGAATGGTGTCTGCTCTTGCTACAAGATATTTTCTCTTGCCTTTTTGACGTAGAACATAGCCACTGTCTTGAGTTGCTACGGTAATACTACCACCATTAATTGCAACTGCTGCATTTGCATCTAAAGTAATAGTTTCTGATTGTACTGCTGTTGTTGTAACAGTGTCGTTTGTTAACTGTTTTAATGTTCCACCAATTGTTTCACTTACAGTGAATGTAGTTCCATCAGGTACTGTTTTTACAAAATATACTGTATTTGCAACTAAACCACCAATGTTAGCACCAAATACCACTGCACCGTCAACTACTAATCCTGTAGTGTCATCAACGGTTACTAAGTCTGTAGCTGATGCAGTTGATGCTGTAGTCATACTTACTGCTGCGTTAGTACTTGATACAGTTCCTACATATGTGCCATCATAATATATTAATGAATCATTTTCTAATTCATTATTATTCAATGTTCCTGCGTTTTGTGAACTTACTACAGCAGAACCTGTACTTGCATAGTATGTACCATACCAGTTTTGTTCTATACATACACCACCGTATAGTGCAACAGCACGAACACCACCAACTACACCTACTTCGCTTGTGGTATAACCGTTATCAGTAGTACCGTCATTAGGAAAACCTTGGTCAGTTACTCCATCTGGACTTGCTGCTGCGTTTGTTTTTGCTATTTTTAAAGGGCGTCCCATTTTGTTTAATCTCCTTAAATGTGAACGTTCTAGGTCCTACGCAGTTGGGGAACTGCATAAGTCTCCCATATAGAGAGAGAACATATGTATTTATCCCCAACTGGTGGTTTTAAGTTATGCCGTAACCGTTTATGTACCAAGTATCAGTTGCGACCTTAATTAATGTAACGTCAGCAAAAGTTGACAGTATTCTTGCTCCTGTACCGCCCTGATATCTTAGTGTGGTCCCTATCGCAGGTTGAACTGTGATACTTTGAGATGCATCGTTGTTTATGATACGCATTTCTGCACCTATAGCAATAGCTGCTGAAAGATTTGTAGGAATATTCAACAATGTGCCACCACTTTGTCCACTGAATAATAATGTTAATCCAGGATCATTTACAGTTACGGTATAACTTGTACTTAATGACTGTACTGGATAGCCTCTATATCCTATTCGGTAAGCGGAACCTAAAGCACTTACAAATTGTGTGCTATTTGATCCATTGATAATTAAGTTGCCAGGTAAACTTGTGTTACCAGTATTATCTAATAGTGCAAGTTCTCTAGTAACTGTTGTAAACGGTCCTGATCCACCAGTAGTATACTGACGTACATAAATTGGTTCATTTCCATTATCTGCAGTATCTATTGACAAGAATCCAGCATTTGCACTAGTACCACCAACCTGAATTCTATAGTAGTCATCAGTTGCGATAGTTCCGAGTAATACATTGGCGTTAGCTGTACCAGTTAATGTCGGAGAGATGAAAGCACCGGTTAAACTACCACTAGCAGTTAAGTTTACTACTGTAGTGGTGCCTGCTACACTTAGATTACCCGGTAATATTGTCTGACCATTACTATCAAGTAGTGTTAACTGACGATTGATTGCGTTATATGGATTAGGCTGTGTTGAAATATACTGTCTAACATATATTGGCTCATTACCATCATTAGCAGTATCCAACGACACAAATCCTAATTCTGGTCCTGTACCGCCTACTTGTAGTCTAAAGTAATCACTTCCTGCAATAGTTGTATTAATTATATTTGCAGTTGTTGAACCTGCAACACTAATATTTAAATTACCATTGAAGTTGTTAGCAGTAATACTGTTTGCAGTAGTAATATTTCCAACTACAGATAAATTACCAGGCAATGATGTGTTTCCAGCTGCATCAAGTAGAGTTATTTCTCTTGTTACAGTTGAAGCACCAGTATACTGTCTAAAGAATATTGATTCGTTTCCATTATCACCAACATCAAAACTTACAAATCCATTATCTGCTGCTGTGCCACCAACGGTTACTCTGAAGTAGTCACTAGTAGCAATATTTGCTAATATCAAGTTTGCAGTTTGAGTACCTGTTAGAGTATTACATGTTAATGTTCCGTTTAGGTTACCACCAAAGAAGTTATTTGACGTAAAGCTATTTGCATTTACATCACCTGTTAGTGAGAAGTTAGCTAGAACATTACCTGCTGTTAGATTACCACTAAGAGACATATCTCCTGAATATGTCAATGGACCTGTTCCTGCACGACCTAACTTAGCAGAATTGTTTCCGTTACCAAAGACGATATATCCATTTGCAGCGTTGCCTTGGCTGCTTAACATTAACGTGTCTACGACACCAATATCGCCTAACCAAGTAGTGGTTCCTACTCTAAAGTTTTGTCCAGTACCTGTTGCACTAGATACTACTGTACCTCCAGTAACGCTTCCTGTTACACTTACAGTTGTACCTGTTGAGTTAGTAATTACTGCAGACGTTGCACTTAAATTACCAAATAGATTTGCACCTGTGATATTACCTGAAACACTTACAGTTGTACCAATATGAGTTGGTGCGTTAACATTACCAGTTGCAGAAAGATTTCCAGCTATTACATTTGCACCTGTAATATTACCTGTAGCTGAAACTTGACCTGCAGTTGTAAGATTTCCTGCAGTAATATTTGCTGTTGCACTTATTATTCCTGCTGTGCTAAATGAGCCACCAATGATACTTCCTACTGCAGAAATATTTGATGCGGTAGTAATGTTACCTGTAGCACTTATTCTTTGTGATGCAAGAACGTTTCCGGTTGCGCTTAAGTTCGCAACTGTGAAGTTACTTGTAGTGACAATATTTCCTGCAGCAGATAGATTGCCACCTACACTTAAATCACCGGGGAATATTGTTTCACCGCTTGAACCTAACAATGTAGCCTGACGTAGGATTGAACCAAATGCATTACCTGCTACATTAACATATTGTCTGACGTAGACAGGTTCATTACCATTATCAGCAATATCTAAGGAAGCGAATCCTTGATCTGTTCCTGTTCCGCCAACTTGTAATCTAAAATTATCACCGCTAGCCATTGCTGCTGAAATTACGTTAGCAGATGTTGTGCCACTAACTGATACTTGTAAATTACCATTTATTACATTAGCCGTTATGTTACCACTAGTGCTAATATTGCCACCTAAACTTATACTACCACCTAAGGTAATGTTTGATGTAACACTTAGACTATTTGGTAGTATTGTATTACCCACAGCATCAAGTAGTGTAACTTGATTCTGTATATTTGCACCATTGTACTGTCTAAAATATATTGGTTCTGTACCATCATCACCTACATCAAACGAGGCAAATCCTTGATTTACACCTGTTCCTCCAATTGTCAACCTAAAGTAATCATTTGTAGCCATATTAGCTAAGATTAGATTACCATTAGCTGAACCTATTAATGTGTTTGATGTAAGTAAGCCGTTGAAATTGCCACCATAGAAATTATTAGATGTGAAGCTATTTGCACTGATGTCTGCATTTCCAATATTAATATTTCCTGCAAAGTTATTAGCAGTCACATTACCACTAAGTGACATATCTCCTGAATATGTCAACGGTCCTGTACCTGCTCTACCTAAACTTTGGCTATTATTTCCATTACCAAATATTATATAACCATTTGCAGCGTTCTGTTGGCCTGTTACAATTAAAGTGTCATTTACATTTACTTCACCAATCCAAGCTCTTGAACCAATTCTAAAGTTTTGCCCTGTGCCTGTTGCTGTAGAAATTAATATGCCGCCTGTTATATTACCTGTTAAACTTGCGCTCGTTCCAGTTAAGCTTGTTATAGAAGCTGCTGATGCTGATACATTACCAATCAACGTACCTCCTTGAACGTTGCCTGTAGCAGAAAGATTTACACCAGCACTAATATTGCCTGTTGCAGTTACAAGTGTTACTGAAACTCTGTTTGCTGTGAGATTACCTACGGCACTTATATTACCGTTTACACTTACCTCTCCTGTTGCAGATAATGTAGCACCTCTTATAGTAGTACTACTTATAATTGAACCGGTCGCTGAAACTGTTGTTGCATTTAAAGTGGATGATGTGTTTATATTTCCTATAGCACTTATAGTTTGTGCTGCAGAAATATTTCCACTTGTGCTTATGTTACCACCAGCATTTAACTGAGGAACTGTAATGTTACCAGAAACAGAAAGATTACCTAATGCCGAAACATTACCAGATGCTGTGATATTACCAGGGAAAACGCTGTTCCCATTATTATCAAGTAGAGTTAATGTACGAACTAATGAATTATAAGCTAAACCACTAAACTGCCTAAATGTGATTGGAGTGGGTGAATTACTTGACCCATCGGTAGTATCAATATTAACAAATCCTTGGTTTGTAGCAGAACCACCAATTACTAATCTAAATCCATCTGTTGATGCCATTGTACCACTAACAATACTAGTATTAGTAAACACTGTAGGAGTAGTAACACGTAAATTACCAACAAAGTTGTTCGCTGTAATATTTTCAAATATTGAATTACCAGTTGAATCTAATAGTGTAACTTCATTCTGTATAGTTGCACCGTTATACTGTCTGAAGTATATCGGCTCATTACCACCATCACCTGTTTCAAAAGAAACGTAACCTTGATCTGTTCCAGTGCCACCAACAATCACTCTAAAGTAATCATTATCAGCAATGTTGGAACGTATAATTTCTGCTGTATTAGAACCTGTAATGGTATTTGTAGTTAATTTTCCGAAGAAATTACCACCGTAATAGTTGTTACCAGTGAAACTATTAGCTGTTAAATCGCTACCTGCAATATTAAAATTACCTACAAAGTTATTTGCTGTGATAGTTCCTGTAGCACTTATATTACCGGTGTATGTAAGTGGTCCTGTTCCTGATCTACCTAAGGTTTGACTATTATTTGCTGTACCAAAGATTATGAAACCATTTCCAGGATTACTTTGGCCTTTTATTAGTATTGTATCTGCTACGTTAGCATCCCCAATAAAGGCGTCATTCCCAACCGCATAGTTATTTCCTGTGCCATCACTTACAGTACTAACATTGTTTGCAGTAATATTGCCAGTTACGCTGATATTGCCACCTGTGCGGCTTGTAACATTAGATGCGCTGGCAGTTAAGTTACCAATTAAACTACTTCCTGATATAGTGCCTGTAACACTTACTGTATTACCTGCATAAACATTTGCAATCACACTTCCTTGAGCAACGTTTGCGCTAGATGTTAAATTTATACTAGCGCCATTAAAAACAGTTGCATTTGCAAGAGTAGCAGATAGATTACCAACAAAATTGCCTGCATTTATATTTCCAGTTGTACTAATAGTACCGCTAATAGTAGCGCCTGTTATTGAGCCAGAAACACTTAAACTAGTTCCTAAGAACCCGGTTGCAGAAACAGTTTGCGGGAAAGTAGCGTTACCTTGTGAATTAAGTAATGTTACTCTACGTATTTCAGTTGCAAAATTTGCTCCGGCAAATTGTCTGAATATAATACTTTCAGTATTCTCATCACCTACATCTAGTGCAACATATCCTTGGTCAGATAGATTACCACCTATTTGTAGTCTAAATGCGTCACTACCTGCCATTACTGCATTAATAATGTTTGCTGTTTGCGGAGCACCGATAAATGCAGTTAAATTACCTATTAAGTTGCTAGCTGCTACATTACCTGTTGTGCTTATATTGCCAGGGAAAGTTGTATTACCACTTTGATCTAATAATGTAACTTGTCTTTGAATATTAGAACCATTATATTGTCTGAAATAAATTGGTTCTGAACCATTATCGCCTGTGTTGAATGAAACATAACCAAAGTCTTGATTAGTGCCACCAACGTCAACACTGAAGTAATCGGCATTAGTAGGTCCTGCGATATTCGCACGAATCATTTCTACTGTATTTGCACCAGTAACTGTAGTAATTAATCTTCCATTAAAGTTACCACCAGTAAATGTGTTAGAAGTAAAGCTGTTTGCTGAAAGGTCCGTATTAGCTACATTAATATTACCAACGAAATTATTAGCAGTAATTGTACCACTGACAGATAAGTTACTATTCCATGTTAATGGTCCTGTACCGCTACGACCTAGTTTAGCAGTTGAGTCAGAACCAAATGTTACATAACCAACTGTATCGTTTTGCTGACCTCTAACAGCTAAACTGTCAGATGTATTACGATCACCTAACCAAACACTATTACCTACTCTAAAGTTATTACCTGTACCAACATTGTTTGAATGGACTACACCATTTGCTACAACATTACCAGAAACACTAATATTTCCTGTATTGAATACAGGCGCTGTAATATTTTGTGCATTAACATTACTTACTTGAAGGTTCTGAACGTTAGTGATATTACCGTTAGCATGAATTCCTATTAAATTGTTTACAACCACACTACCATTAGCACTTAACAAACCTGCAGTAACACTATTAGCAAATATGTTAGTGGTGCTGTTAGCATTATTTGTTGCGTTACTAGTAATCGTGTTTACAATTATCGTAGGTGTAGTTACATTTCCTGTTACGTTTGCGAATGGAGCAGCGAAATTACCTGATGCAGAGATATTACCTGTCGCAGTAATATTTCCATTTACTGTTACGTTTGCGTTATTAATTGTTTGAATTATGGCACCACCAGCACGTATGGCGATTTCACCATTACCTGTGTCACCATTTGTAATTACTATATTACTTGTAGTTCTACCAAATACATTTCCTGTTACTTGAGTAATATTTGCACCGGTAGCAACAAATGAACCACCGATTTGTAATGCACCTGAAATTACAGCGTTACCGCCTGAATAAATATTTCCACTGAACCCAGCACCACCTGTAACAACTAATGCACCAGTTGTTGTTGACGTAGATTGTACACCTGTACGAACCCTTAATCCTGCACCTGTTTCCGATTCAATTCTTGCAGAAATTATGTACTTCGAACCATCACTGTAAACGTAGAAGAATTGACCAATAGCATAAGAAATTATTACAGTACCTGTTCCTGTATAACCTGATCCCTCAAATGTTCCGCTAGGTGTTATGAGAGTAACAAACTGTCCCGATTGTCTTAATCTAAATGTAAAATTAACACCTTGATTTCCTACTGGGGTAGGCAATATAATTTGGTAACTGCTATTAACAACATCAACTAGAGCACCTGCTCTATTTGCAGTTAATGTTGTATTGGATGAGGTACTTAAATACGATACTCTTAATCCGCTTGTATTAACTATTCCGGAAGCAGTAATATTATTGACACTGCTGATATTTCCGGTGTAATTTGGTAAGTAATTTGCTACATTGGCGTCGTTGTATATATCTGTGTTAACACCAGTTAAGAATGCACCATTACCAAATAAGTAATTACCTGTAATATTACCAACGGCAGTTATAGTACCGTTAGCAGTGATTCGGTTTCCTGCAGTGATGTTTTCAAATACACTTAAGTTACCACCTATTCCTGTGTCAGGAGTAATACTAAAGTTACCAGGTGATATGGTAGCGACACTTGCACCACCAACTGTTACAGTTATATTTCCGTTTGCTACTGGAATATTGATATTACTTACGCCATTGGCAATACGTGCAACGTTTGCTGTTACATTCGTGAGTAATGCACCATTTCCTATAAATCTGTCTGCTGTTATGTTACCTATTGCAGATATTGATCCTGCAGCAGTTATATTTGTAGCTGCAGCGATATTTCCTGCAGCACTTACTGTGTTAGTTGCAAATAAATTACCAACATTTGCATTTGCTCCTGCAACTAAGTTATTTCCAGTGATGTCACCAGTAGTACTTAATGTATTTCCTAATATTCTATTTCCTGTTATATTACCGGTAATACTTATATTACCAGATCCTGACATTAAATTACCTAAAGTCACTACACCAGTATTCAATTGACCAGTAACTGTTGCACTACCTGTAACAGATAAGTTTAGAGAAGTTGATATATTTCCTGTTGCAGTTACCGCACCCGCTGTAATAAGATTTGATCCTATGACGTTACCAGCTGCGCTTAATGCAGAACCTAAGTTTACATTACCATTTATATTTGCATTTCCAGTAACACTTAAGTTACCTGTTAAGTTAGCTAACTGCGGAGATAATACAAATACGTTTGGTGTACCGCTTACTGCAAATGTTATATTACTAGCACTTGCGGGAATACGGACATTACTTGATCCGTTAACAATTGATGTACCAACTGATGGGGTTACAAAACTTAGGTTTCCTGTACCATCTGTACTTAAAACATCACCTGCGTTACCACCTGGGATATTTAAGGAGTCTATATTAGCTAAGTTTGCATTACCTATAACTGATAAATCACCTGTAATATTAACTCTATTTGATGACACAACAACAACATTAGGAACACCAGTAACACCAATAGTCACATTTGCATTTGGATTAACTGAAACGTTGCTGTTTCCACCAGCTATTTGATTTGCTGCAGGTAGAGTGCCCCAAGCTAGATTACCATTAGCATCAGCAGCAATTAGAATTCTATTAGCAACGCCACCTGTTATTTTTAATCTATTAATATCTGTGTTAATATTACCAGTGGCATTAATAGCACCATTAACATTGATGCCTAAATTAGAAATATTAAGTGCAGTTGTTCCTGTAGCAACAGCAACTATATTTCCATTTTGACTGATGGTTAAATTACTTGTTCCATTACTAATTTGTGATGTTGGTGGCGATGATACCCAACTTAAGTTTCCTGTTCCATCGGTGGATAATAACTGATTTGCTCCTCCACCAGTAATGATTACGTTAGCATTTGACCCTAGGTTTGATCTACCATTGACAGTGATTCCTGTATTAGCTACTATGAATACGTTAGGTGTCCCTGCTACACTAGTGCGTACATCACCACTCAAATCAACAGTGACATTGCTTAAACCATTTGCGATTGTGGGTGCAATTGGTGCTGATGCAAAGAATAAATTACCTGTGCCGTCAGTTGTTAATATACCATTAGCATTACCGCCGTAAATTTTAACATTAGCAACATTACCCAATCTTGCTAGATTAGTGTTTATTATGTCAGTAGTACGTAATACACCTGTCTCTATACCAAATTGAGTAAAGTATACAACGTTAGGAGTACCTGCAACGCTAACACGAATATTAGTGTTAGGTCCTACAACAATATTACTGTTACCATTTACAATAGACTGAGTTGCTGGAGCACTTGCCCAACCTATTTGTCCTGCTACTCCTGTTGTAGTGAGAACTTGCCCAGTTTGACCACCTAATATTCTGATATTTGCAACTGTACCTAAGCTTACAGTTGAGTAAAAACTTACTGCTTCATTAAATAAACCTTGTACATTTGATGAGAAAGTTGATTGCTCAATTCTAAATCTATTACCAAATCCTGCTACAGTGAACACAATGTTACCATTTTGTTCAACATTCATTCCACTTAAACCATTAATTACAGAGGTAGCTACTGGTGAAGACCAATATAGATTACCAGACCCATCAGTTGTTATGTATTGATTACTCAACCCACCAGCAATATGTAAATTACTAATTTGACCAAGTGTTACATTTGATGTATATTCAAAATTAACTACACCAGCAATGTTGCTTACTGTTAGATTATTAAGGTTACCTATATTAGTAATGTTAGGTTGATTAGATGAGGTTAATACACCTGTTAAGAAATTTGCAACTGCAAGGTTTCCTAAATTAGCATTGCCTGCTCTTAGATTACCCACAACACTTAATGAACTTAAATTTCCTACTGCTGTGATATTTGCTTGTGATGGGAAAGTTACTGTAGTCGCAACTACTGCATTTGGTACTTGTCCAGTTATATTTGCACCTGTGATACCAAATAATCTAGAAGCGTTACCTGCGAATGTTCCACTAGTTACGCCATTACTCTTATAAAATCTTAAAGAAGGAGAAGCGTTAAAGTCTCCATTGTCATTAAATTGAATTTCAGTATTGCCACCAGCAGCTGGAACAATTGTTAATACGTTAGCATATGAAACGATTCCGTTTCCATCTGTCGATAATACATCACCTGCATTACCACCTAGTATTCTTAAGTTACTTACAAACCCTAAATTAGCATAGTTTGCAACATTTAAATCTGTAAGTGATGCTGATGGAATGATAGTATTAGTTGCTGTTATTGTTAACTCAGTTACATTTGCTGTCAATGAGGTTTGACCAATAGAAATACCTGAATCACTAACTGCTAAACTGTGCCAACTATTTGAAGGAATACCTAAATAATAAGCATCGTCTACGTTAGGAATTAAGTTTGATTGAACAAAACTAGACACTGATAAATTATTAAGTGTTGCATTAGCATTAATAACCAATGTATTTGCATTGACTATATTAGATTTAACATTACCGTATGCACTAATATTTGTCGTTGAAATTAAATTTGCAACGTTAGCTAAATTACCAACAGTTAAATTATTTGAAGTAGTTATGTTATTTGCAGAAACAACATTACCAGCAGTGATGTTAGCAACTGCAGATATATTAGCACCTCTTACTAATCCAGTTGCTGTAACAACACCATTTGATATTAAGTTACCAACTGTTGCATTTCCAGTGACATTTTCAGTATTTGAATTTATGATGTTTGCGTCAACATTCGCAGATGTACTTACTGACCCAGCGGTTAATAAGT